AGGTTATTGTCGTATCAACACCAAACGGGCAAGACCCCATTTACTACGAGATTTACGACCAAGCATTAAGAAGTATGAATGACTTCAAAATTTCCGAAATGTTTTGGTATAAAGACCCAAGATATACAAAAGATTTGTATATGGTTAAAACAACCGATTTGGTTCATTTCTTACTTAACAGAGAAGAATATCCTGCGGATGCCGTAGTTGATTTAAGTATAGATAATCCATATGAAAGAGACCACGAAATAACAAAAGATTATATTGAGCAAGGATACAAACCTTGTTCTGATTGGTTTGAGAAAATGGTTAAAAAACTCAAATTTGATAGGAGAAAAGTGGCTCAGGAGTTGGAATGTAACTTTTTAAGTTCGGGTGATAATGTATTTGATTCTGAAACATTACAAAGAATTAAAAATAATACAATACAGGAGCCCAAAGCAAAACTTATGGGTAACGCGTTATGGATTTTTGATGAACCTGAAGCAGGTCACAAATATGTTATGGGTATTGACGTTTCAAGGGGTGACTCAGAAGATTTTTCTTGTATTCAAATAATTGATTTTGATGAGAGAAAACAGGTATTAGAATACATTGGAAAAGTGCCCCCCGATATTGTTGCAGAAATTGCCTATAAATGGGGTACAATGTATAATGCGTATTGTGTTACGGATTTAACAGGAGGAATGGGTGTTGCAACCGCAAGGAAGTTACAGGAGATGAATTATAAGGGTGGTATGTATGTTGATAATGTGGATACACAAAACAAGTGGAAATGGGACCCTAAAATGAACGACAAAAATACCGGGTATTAACTTTAACTCCAAAAGAGTTCAAATTATTGCATCTTTTGAAGAATCAATTAGACATAATTTTATTGTTCGTTCAAGCCGGCTTCATAATGAAATGAATGGGTTTGTTTATATTAACGGAAGACCTGACCACCAAAAAAACGGACACGATGACTGCATTATGTCTATTTCTATGGCGATTTATGTAGGTGAAAAATCATTTCAACAGTTAGAAAAGAATGTTAATCAAACAAAGGCGATGATTAATTCGTGGGCAACATCAGTAAATGAAGATAAGAATTCATCGAACTTTTTTAACCCTTTAATACCTCAAGCAGCACCAAAAATGGGTCATTTCCCAAGTCAAGGACCTGGTATGGAAGACTATAAAAAATATGGTTGGTTATTTGGCGGTAGATAAGTATTTATAATATTGATTACTTCAATTAAATTTATTATATGGCTGAAAATAACAATTTAACGGTATGGCAACGACTTGGTAAGACATTTGGTCCCAATTCTTTGTTAGGACAAGATTATCCCCAATTCAAACTTGATAAAACAGAATTATTAAGAACAAAAGATAGGGGTGAATATGAAAGAGAAAAACTACAAGCACAACAAACCTTCTATTTAGCTCAACAGTGGGCTAAAGTAGAAAACAATCTATACTCTCAAGCGATTTATTACGAACCAACAAGACTATCTTCTGTTTATGATTATGAATCTATGGAATACACCCCTGAAATTTCAGCGGCGTTAGACATATACGCAGAAGAATCTACAACAGTAAATGAAGACGGATTTATGTTACAGATTTATTCTGAATCAAAAAGGATTAAGTCTGTATTGGCTGATTTGTTTAATAATGTTTTAGATATTAACACTAACTTACCGATGTGGACAAGAAATACTTGTAAATTCGGTGATAATTTTGTTTATTTGAAATTAGACCCTGAAAAGGGCGTTGTTGGTTGCCAACAGTTACCAAACATTGAGATTGAAAGACACGAAGTTGGTATGGGTGATAAACATCCTGTGGATTTAGGTAAAACTGAGGCTAAAAAGGCGTTAACTTTTACTTGGAAACAAAAAGCGATTACATTCCAATCTTGGGAGATTGCACATTTCAGATTATTAGGTGATGATAGAAAACTTCCTTATGGTACATCAATGCTTGAAAAGGCGAGAAGAATTTGGAAACAATTATTGTTATCTGAAGATGCTATGTTAATTTATCGTACCTCAAGAGCCCCTGAAAGAAGGATTTTTAAAGTGTTTGTTGGTAATATGAATGATGAGGATGTTGAACCTTACGTAAACCGTGTTGCAGATAAGTTTAAAAGACAACAGGTAGTTGATAAGAATACGGGTAATGTAGATATGAGATTTAATCAGATGGCAGTAGACCAAGATTATTTCGTCCCTGTTCGTGACCCCGCATCACCAAGTCCTATTGAAACTTTACCAGGAGCAACAAACTTATCAGAAATTGCCGATATTGAGTATATTCAAAAGAAATTATTAACGGCTCTTCGTGTCCCTAAAGCATTTTTAGGTTTTGAAGAGGTTGTAGGTGATGGTAAAAATTTATCACTACAGGATATTCGTTTTGCAAGAACAATTAATAGAATTCAAAAAAGTATGATTCAAGAATTAAACAAAATTGCTATTGTGCATTTGTTTTTACTTGGATTTGAAGATGAATTATCTAACTTTACTTTAGGTTTAACTAATCCATCCACTCAAGCTGATTTACTTAAAATTGATGTTTATAAAGAAAAAATTCTTTTGTATAAAGATTTAGTTTCTGACCCTGGTAATGGTATTCAAGCAGTTTCTTCTACTTGGGCTAAAAAACATATTTTTGGTTTTTCAGATGAAGAAATTAGAGTTGATTTATTACAACAAAGATTTGAGAAAGCTGTGGTAGAAGAACTTAAATCAACCGCAACAGTTATTACTAAAACAGGTTTATTTGACACTATTGATAAGCTTTATGGTAATAATGCGAGCGGTGGAACACCTACTGCGGGTGCTGAACCTGCGGGTGAAGAAACTGTACCACCACCTGATTTAGGAGGAGCACCACCGCCACCACCAGGAGGAGAAGCACCACCGCCTGAAGGAGGGGGAGTAACACCTGAATCTAAAATGGGTAATTTAAATATTTTAGTTGAAAACAGATTTATTGAAGGTGCGGTTGTATTAGATATTGAAACAGGTATGGATTCTCTTAATGAAATGGATATTCAATTAGATAAGTTATTAAATTCGTAATATTTATTATAAAATATATTAAAATGACATTTGGACAAATTAAAACATACGTAGATAATCAATTACTTGAATCTTATTCAGATAAGAAAAATTTCAAAAAATCTTTACTTGGATTTAAAGAAGATGTTTTGGGAAATAAAAATATCGCAAAATTGTATTCTTTATATGAGGAATTATCAACACCTCAAGGATTATCAGAGCGTGATGCGGTTGAATTTGTAAATGAGGGAATTAATTTAATTCAAAAGTTAATTAAAAATATAAGTTTACCAAATGAAAAATTTGGTGATGACAATAACTACAAAGTTATTGATAGTTTGGTTTATGATTCAACATCAATTAAAGAAAGAGTAGAGAGTAAAAAAGAATTAGTTAAAATTTTAACTCAGGAAAAAACTAAAATTAAAGAATCTGTTAATATTCCTATTAGTTCTATGGTTAAAATTGCTAATCAAACTATTAAAAATTTTATTCAAACTTTAGATGAAACTTCAAAAAAAGAATTGGAAACTATAATAAGTGAGGATACAAAATCTTTAAAAATTAAGTTTAATTCATTAAAGGAAGATGCCGCAATTAAATTAAATGCGTTAATTGAAAAAGAATCTGACCAAGAAACAAAGTCAAAAATTTCCGAAACAATTATTAAAATCCAAAATGAAAAATTTGACCAATTAAGTTATTTTAAACTTAAAAAATTGGTAGAATCTCTTTAAGATTTTTTTCTTCCTTCGTTATATTTTGCCTTTAGTATTTCGGCTCTGCGAGACACAGATTTTTTCACATATTCCTTTCTCTTAGTCAGTGATTGATTTTGCTTAGTTTTAATCACTTTAGATTTTAAGGTTTTTAGTGCCTTATCAATATTTTCTCCGTTTTTTAGTTCTATTATTAACATATTATCTAATATATATTAAAAAATTTGATATTACACATAATTACTTCTATTTTTATAAAAAATAAACGAATTAATTATGGAACTTAATGAAAAAAGGGAAAAGTGTAAAATTGAATTTATCTAATTCATTTAAATCGGTTTATGGAACCGTTGATTCTAAGAATCTAAAATCTATATACATAAACATTCAATCGTGGGTATCGCCAAAAGAAGAGTTAGAAAATTGGAATAGGATTGTTTGTAATTTTAGTAGAGAACTTAAACACACCGTATTTGATTCAATTGATACAACATTATTCACACCAAAATCAATCGTAGATTTAGATTTAAGAACAAGTGGAATTTTTTTTGGAAAAAAATCTTTTCTTAATTTAGAGATTAACTTATTTACAGAAAATGAATTAGATTTTAAATCTAACGAAGTTAAAAATTCAGTGAAAAAAATTGTAAATAATATCCACGATTACAACATTACTTCAAACAAATACTTTGATTTTACCCTCACAAAAAAATAACTCATTATTTGCAATATTTATCTTAAAAGAAATAAATGAAAGAATTAAGACTTTTAGAAGCAAATGAGTTAGGATTTGGTATCCTTGTTGAAATGGACGCGGGATACATATCTCCAAAAGATGGGTTTAACTCAAAATTTTTACAAGAACAAAAACTTATGGATTATAGAAATCCATTTGAATTTTATGCTGTTCTACAAAAATACAATACACCAAATAGAAATGGTAGATTTTACCCTGAAAAAATCCTAAAAAGAGAAGCAGATAAATATAAGACAACAATAAATAAAGGTTTATCAACTTCTGAATTAAATCACCCTGAGTCATCACTTATTGATTTGGATAGGGTATCCCATATCATTACCGATATATGGTGGGATAATAACATTTTAATGGGAAAATTAAAATTATTAACATCACCAGGATTTCACGAAAGAGGTATTGTATCAACAAAGGGTGATATTGCGGCAAACTTGATGAGACAAGGGGTTACTCTTGGTATTTCATCAAGAGGGGTTGGGTCACTTAAAAAAGTTGGTGAAAGAAATGAAGTACAAGATGATTTTGAATTAATTTGTTTTGATTTGGTTTCATCTCCATCTACACCAGGCGCTTATTTATTTTCAGATAAAAATGATAGAGAAAAATATGAAGAGAATTTGGAAGAAGAAAAGAAATTAAAATCGGGTGGAGATATTGACCATTCTATTGATTTAATGAAAAAATTATCCGATTATTTAGGAAAATAAATAATTATGGAAATGGATGAAAAGTATTTCGTAGCAAAAATTCAGTACGATTTACCTGATGACCAAACAGGTAAAATTAAAAAAATTAGAGAAGAAAAATTGGTAAAAGGGTTCTCAGTAACGGATGTTGAAGCCAAAGTAACAAAAAGATACGAAGGTTTTTCAAATGATTGGAGAATAACTTCAGTTTCAGAAAGTAAAATTGATGAAGTTATCGAAGACTAAAATTTTTAGATTTATTTAAAAGGTGAGTTAATACTCACCTTTTTTGTTTTTATACACTATTTATTACTACGGAAGTCCTTTCCCATAAAAAAAAAATAATCACTCACAACTGAAAAAAATAAACTTTTTTCATTTTTGATACTATTTATTAGTTAAAATAAATAAATTTTCTATGCAAGAAAACAAAAACTTAGTTGAAGAGGCTCTTATTCAAATGAAAAATGTTGAAGAAGCTATAGCCGAAAATGCAAAAGGAATACTTGCTTCTACAATGAAGGAAGAAATCAATCAATTAGTAAAAGAATCCCTTTCTGAGCAAGACGACGAAGAAGAGGACATTGTTGACGCAGATGTTGATACTGACACAGATACTGACGTAGATGTGGATGTTGATACAGATAAAGACGATGAAGTTGATATGGACATAGATATGGACGTAGATATGGATTCTGATGAAACTCCAATTGATTTAACTGGGGCATCTGATGAAGAAATCCTCAAAGTTTTTAAAGCTATGGGTGAAGAAGATGGAATTATTATCAAAAAAGACGGTTCTGATGTAACCCTTAAAGATAATAACACAGATTCTGAATATCTTATCAGATTAGGAGAATCAATTGAAGAAGAATATCAAGACGAAATGATGGAATATTCAGACCAAATGATGGAAGATTCTGACGAAACAACTCAAGATGTAATTGACGCTATTTTTTCAAATGAATCTGATGAAGTTGATGAAGAAGAAATGGAA